CCTCCCACCGGCGGAGCTTGCGGCTCGCCAGGTTCGCTGTGAGCCATGATCGCTGGCATTAACTTCCCTCGTATCAATTCGTTGATCTCCGCCACCCCTGGACTCGCGCCCGGAAACGCCTTCGCGATCGCCCGCAGCCCGTTCACGACCTGGAGCATCATCTGCGTGCCCTGCTGCATCGCGGGGGACGGGGTGGGAGGGGCCGGGGATACCGCCTGCGGCGAGGTCGGCGGTCCCTGTTGGGCAGAGTCGTCCGCGCCCGGAGGCGGAGGCATGGCGGCTGGAGTGGAGGCCATACATCAGACTTTCTTGTGCGCTTGCTTGGCGGCTTTCTTCCAGGTGCCGTGCGTCATGTTCTCGGCGTGCATGTCGCCCGCGAGCGCGAGTTTGCGTTTCGTGCCGCCGAGCTTCGCGAGGTTACCTACGAAGCCGCCGCGCTTGGATTTCGACTTGCCGTATCCTGCCATCGGGTACTCCTTCACGGTGCGAGATGGAACGATTCGGTTGATAGCCATGAGAGTGAAAAGGGGCGGAGTGTTTCACGCCAGCCGCCCCTTCCGGTTGATCCCTACTCGGGAGACGCTGGCGATGTCCCCGCCAGCCTCGTTTCCGGGCAGGGGGGGATTACTTTTTGTGCTTTTTGCGCCGATTGGCGACGCGCCCGAAAGTTTCCATTGTGAGTTCTCCTTTGTGTAAGGTCCAAATACAAAAAGGCTCGAACCGCTTACCCTTGGCGTCGGAGACGTTGGGATAAGGATTCGAGCCTTTTGATATTCCCGCGAGGGCTGAGACCGACGCAAGAATCAATTGGAACTCTTAGCCTATGGAGAGAGTACGCGCGAAGGGGGGAGGGCTGTCAACTACTATTTTGAATATTCTCACGCTTTATCGAGTTCGTCGAATTCCACGCGGCGCTCCTCGCGGAAGCGGAGGGTGGCGGGGCCGCCGCACGCGATGTCTATCATCAATGTCCCGGTGACGTGTTCGCGGCGGAGGTGCGCGAGCGCGAGGAGGATGGAGTCGTCGCCGTTGTCGAGGGAAAAGTGGCGCTCTCGTACTACTTTTGTTGTATCTGTGGTCATGGTAGGGGTCACTTGCTTGTAGCCACCGTGGTTCTGGAACCGCCGTCCTTGGACTTCAGTGAAGGCGGCGCGCTAAAGCCAGGTGGTCGCCCTTCTGATGCCGCGCCATTCGGCTTCGGCGCACCTGGAGGAGCGCCGCCGCCGGGAGGTCCGCCGAGTCCGAGCGCCTCGCCGAGAGCTTTCCCGCGCGCGGCCATCTCCAGTTCCATTTCCTTCTCGCGGATGAATCGTTCGATGCACGAATTTCCGTCTATTGTTCCGTAGTTCGGCACGCTGCACGCTTCGGCGATGGTTTGAGAGTCGATCATAATGCCGACTTTGCGGAGTTGGATCAGCAATAGTTTCATGCTCGTCTGCGTGAGTTCGTGAAGGGAGTTGGGGAGGATGAAGAAGCGAAGGTTATCCGCGAACGTGCGCGCGCGTTTAATCTTCTCGGTGGGCGACGGCTGCTCGGTGTCCTCGCCTGGGAGGTGGGACGGGACCAGCGACGCCGGATCGTAGTCGAAGATTTCCTGCGCGATGCCGTCCGGTCCCACCCACTGCATGATTCGCGCGGAGGTGTAGTACTGGCAGATGAGGTATTTCACCATCACGCCGATGTCGCGCATGGGAGGCTCCATGGCGCGGGACATGTCTTCGATGATTGGACCGTTGGCTTCCATTACTTTTTGTAGTTCGTCCATCGAGCCGACGGCGCGCATTTTCGCGAGCGCCATCACGTCGGCGATAGCCATTTGGTGATCGAGGGTGTTCTCAAGTTTCTCGATCATCTGCATGGACTCAGGTTCCACGCGGAGAGTTTGGGCGTCTACTGTGGGAGAGAATGGCTGGCCTTCGATCGCGGAGCCGTCGTAGCCGATGCGGTCGTTCGGCTTGTAGGGATCGTAGCGACGGGCTTCGGACATGTTCGTCGCGTTGGTGTCGAAGGCGAGAGAAGGCTGGAGTTGCTGGCCGATCTTATCCATGTTGCCGCGGAAGATTTTGTTGATCGCGGATTGGATTTCGTATCCGTCGTGTACGAGCGAGAAGCCAAGAGGCTCCCACGGCCATTCGTCCATTGTGAAGGGAGCGAGAGGCGCCATGCCATGCCAGTCGAAGGAGGGGCCGTCGTAGGTGATTACTTGATCGGAGCCTAGCATGAGGCGGCGGAAGGGATAGAGTCGCGCGTCAGTTTCAGTCGCCTTGCGATACGACATCTGATTTGTGCGTGGGTCCATGCCGACGGGAATGTCTTGGCCGACGTAGGGGACGGTGTAGGCCCAGGATGCGCCGGGTTCACCCATTGGGATCGCATACCTCGTCGTGTTAATGGAGAGATCAAGGACATAACAGTAGCGAATGGGCACCAATAAATCCGTGAGCGCCTCGTTCGCGGAGCCACGAGGCGAGCGTCCGAAGATGCGCTGGAGGAGATTGCCGGACGATGCCTTGCGGATGCCATCGTCCGCGTACCAGTAGCGCGCGGTGGAGGGGTTGAGGCGGGATTGGTAGGCGGGAAACATCGCGTGCGCGAGGTAGACGGGCATCTCCTCTAGGATGGTGACGGTGTAGGCTTGCTGCCAGTCTCCGGTGGAAGGGAGTTGGAATGGGAGCACACAGGGAGCACCATAGGTGAATAGCTTGATGTCTCCGTGTCCGGTGCCGCCCATCTCTCGTCGGTATACAGGACGTATCCATCCTCTTCCGGTTGCGGCTGCATACTGTAACGCCTCCTTCACGCTTCGATCCGCGAACTGTTCGAGATACCACGCCTTCGTTACCTTGTTCATCATCTCGGCTTGATTCGCGTAGGCTTTGTTGTCGGAGTGATATCCCCACATGGGACGGAGCTTCGCCATCGTGCCGACGACTTCGCGGACGTTGCGCTTCAATCTATTCGAGGAGACGCGGGAGCGGTATTCGGCGATTTGACGGTAGTCAGAGTCCTGGCCTGCGAGGATGGAGAGGGCTTTATGATAATCCTTGTAACCACGCTGGGATTTCAGCCACGCTTGGCCTTCTTGAGTACACTCATTCAGCCAGCCGATCTTGCGGCCTTCGGGTAGAGCGGCCGGAGGACATTGCCAATCTCTATACAGTCTCTCTTCAGGCATATTATTTCACGTCGATGTGATCGACTCGCTCGGAGTCCGGCGCGCGACCATGAGAGTCCATTTCTCGCATCCACAAATACATCACACGATGCTCGAATCGTTGTTGGTGCTTCGCGCGCTTCTCCTCGCGGAGCTTTAGGTAGCCAGCAATGAAGTCGCGGTCGTACGCGCTCGTGCTATTGCTTACCATGCGCTGCCGCAGCTTGTCGGTCATCTCCGCGTACTTGCGTCCCAGCACGGCCTCGTCGTGCAGGAATTCTTCTTCAGCGGATCGGCGCTCCTGCTCGCACAGCACGCGCTGGAGCTTGTCCACGTCGGGAAGATTGTCCGCGTGCTCGCGGGAGTACCCGGATGGCGTGGGGAAGTCGGAGTACGGCGCGAGGAGAAGGTAGCCGGGAGGGTGGGCGGGATCGCGATAGTTCTTGAAGTAGACGACGGGTTCGAGCGAGCCGAGCTTGCGCATCAGACTGGAGCCTCCACTACCACGCTCCGCTTTTGGAATCTCTCAATTAGTTGAATCACACGAAGTGTGGTTTTTGGATGTAGGAGAATCTTATAAGCATTCTTCTCGTACCATGTTGCCACATCCCATTTGCCTGTTATTGCGCGGCCAGCGCCGCACCAGTCCGCGACCATTTCGCGGACGAAGTTCTCCGGCATCTTCAAGAATTTCGTATCGCCGTTATCTTCTCGTAAAACCCAATGCTGCCAGTGATGTGGATTCCTGTGTTGGTGATGCAGCCAAGCGAGATCAAATGGCGCACGGTGGGCTTCTACGCTTATCCAGTAAACCCAATCGTCTGGTTCGTTCTTGTCAGGTTTCGGCCCGTAAAAGAAATTCGCATAGGGGAACCACTCGCACGGCATGAACTTGGACCAATCGTGAATCACGAGCCGCCAGAGAGGAACTCCTGTTTTCAAGCCAGCAAGAAATACAAACCACTTATGACGAATGAGGTATTTTAGATACCGCAGATGCCGCATCAGTACGCCTGCTTTCTAAGGCTCGACGTGTCTCCGTACAATATATCACTAAGTGTAAGCGCGCGGGTTTCTTTTAATTCTCCTGACGAGATGACTGGGCCAGCGTACGGCGCGATGTCCACGGGCGGGAGCGTGACCGCTTCGAGGAGTCGCTTCTTGCTGCGTTCCGCCACGATGTCTTGATCGTGCGGGCAGAACGCGCCCATCGCGGCGGCGAAGATGCGGTCGTCGTGGCCGCCTTCTTCGTGCTCCAGGCGCTCCTTGCCGGTGGCGGTGATATGCGTCTCGAACTGTTTCATCTCCTCGATGAGCCACGGGGAGTTAATCTTGATCCAGCCGTTCTGCGCGCACTGGACGAAGTAGCCGGTGAGGATGGGACGGGACCAGCCATACGTATACCAGCCACGTTTCGCACTCTTGGATTTCTTACGCTGCGCGATCTGTCGAGGCGTGAGGTCGTAGCGCGTGAAGACGTGGAAGCAAGCGACCGGGTAGCCCATGCGCATCATTTGTCCCTGGCAGGTGTCGCCGACCGCCGCGAC